ATTAACTACAATAACAAGCATTATGTTGCTGTGTGTTGGCTTGGTGGTAGCAAACCTACCGACAAACCTTCAGATAAAGCTATTAAATCTGTTAAGTGGCTCTACTCACAAGTAGGTGGAGAATTAAGACCACACTCTTCATTCAAACAAACATCTTGTCCTGGTGATGCTTGGAGACAAAAGATAGTAGAAGGATTACAGGTAGAGGAAATAGATAACTCATCTCCACCTGATATGATACATCCAAACTTTATTCAAGAGAAACTTGATACAATTATTGCTAAACTAGAGAACATAGAGAATAAACTAAAGTTAGGAAAATTAATACAATGAGCGAAGAATATAAAGACTTAATTGAAAGATGTCTTTGGACATTTGTAGAAACATTTGCTTCAACACTTGTTATTACACCTGCGTTAGGTGTTGACATAAGTACATTAGAAGTAGCTGCCTTATCTGGTGGTGCTGCTGTGTTATCTGTGTTGAAGTCATTTGCGAAGAAAAAAGTATCTACACCAGTTAAAAAAGTTTCTCGATAGTTATAGCAAAGCCGAGGGTGTTATCCTTTCTACCTCGGCTCTTGCTTACTTTTAATTAAAACGGAGCTTCATTTTCCCCGATTTCATCTAATGATTTTAATTCAGGGAGAACCATTCCATTCTTTGCTGCTGCATAGTCTTTCCAACTGTCAGGAGTATCTCTGTTATCCATCCACCAAGACTTTGCAAACACCTTACCGTCTACTGTATCTCCTGCTGTACAGTTACCCATAGCTGTACATCTGAAGTCAGGACTTGTAGGTTTATTCTTCTCATCACTGCTGTAATATTTAACTGAACTACCACACGGACAGTACAAGCCATTTTCATCTATAGCCATAGAGCCGTCTTTGTGTGTTTGTTTGAAACCTTTTGTACCATAGTTAGCATTATCTAAAGTTTCTTTTACATTAGATTCAGCCTCAACTTTTGGTGCAGGTTTTTTAGTCGCAGGTTCAGAGGTTTTATTTCCGACCTTGCTCATCTCTTCTCTACTTGGTCTAGGTTTAGTACTACCTTGATACTTCCAGTTAGCTAAAGCACGACCTATGGCTGAAGTCTCACAGTTCTCCATCCAAGCGTCAGCATTTGCAAACCCACCTTGACCTTTAGTTTCTTGTGCTATACCAGTAGCTACAGGTAAGGCGACCTTACTATCTGTATATACTTCAGCTTTAATTGTTACACAACTACCGTCATCAGTAATATGTACAACATTAGTTTCGATACGACCGTTAGGATTATCAGACCAAAACTTTTTCAGTCTATCCTCGACCATTTCATATTCGTTCAAATTGAACTTTGCCATATATGACCTCCTGTTATATATATAATATAGTTACTTCTCGTTTATAGTTGTAACTTCTTTTGTTTGTAATTGTGGCTCGTTAAATAATTTACACAATACATTCACGCATACAAGATGTGCTTCTTTAATACGCAAGTGATTACCACAGTAATAACAAATCATTCTTTGTCAGTCTCCTCTAGTTGCACTAAGTATTCGGCTGTTACGCCTTTGTTTGGTTTAACAAACAAACAGAACTGTGATGGTCTACCCATACTTGCAAGTTGTTCTTGCGCGAATGTGTTATAACTTTCAGTACTACCATTAACCCATACACGTGTATCGTTTATATACATTGTGGTAGGGGTGTGATAGTGACCACACACTGCGTGTGTAAAGTTCTCCATCATTCCATTTGCTGCTAAAGATTTCCAACCTAGAATTTTTTTGTTATATCCATACCAAGGTATACCTGCGTGACCTCGTATCTGGTCACCGTGAAAGCACATAAACTTAGCCTTACGACCTAAGTTAGCTACGAGATACCAGTTTCTTTCATTACCCCCGTCAGGAACTATGAACTTAATACGTGGTTCATTTGAAAACATAGTCTCTAGTATCTTTCCTAGCATACGGTCAGCGTTGCTTTCAGGACTGTAATCCCTACGTGAACGACCACCTAATGCACCGTGATTACCAATGACCCAGTAAACTTCTACTTCTTCAAACTCTGCTAAGAGTATAGAAAAGAATTTGTGTAGTATGCGTGGACCATCAACTGTTACTTGCCTGTATAGACTTGCATCAATCAAGTGAGATTGTCCAGGAAAAATCAATTCACCTTCTACGATATCTCCTAAGCATAGAACAGCACACTTCTTCACAGGGTGTGAGGCTCTTTGCAATCTCGCTAATTCAGAGATTTTATGCGCGTACTTGACAACTCTTTCTTCAGCCACCTCTGTTGAATACGTAGGCGTAGTCTTAGCTAACTGTATATCAGATAGTAAAGGTACGCATATCTCTTCGCCAACAGATTTCTTAGACTTTGGTGGTGGCTTTACAGGTGGTAAATCCAATGACAAGATACCATCTTTGACTGCTGTATATACAGCTTCAATCAAGTCAGCTTTCTTGTCTTTGAGTTTATCAATCCTTTTGAGAAGTCTCTCGTTAGTAGCTTTAAGTTCTGCGTACTTGCCGTCAGTAACTTCAGCTAATAACTCTGTTATTTCTTGTTTAGTTCTCTTAGCCACGTTCTCACACTCGTTGGTGTAATGCTTATCCCATACTCTGTGTCTAAGATATCAGAGATAGTCACAGCATTAACTCGCTTATTATTTTTTATTAATTCTTCGATAGCATCTAAAAATTCTTGCACTTCCGATGACACATTTTCGTACCACTTTCCCGTACCAGAAACAACACTTTCGAGAAGTTTGTTTATATCTTTGCTCATACGTATTATATTAACAGAAGTTTTAAAAAGTAAACGAAATATAAAAGAAATATACGCACGCGTAAGGAAAGCAAAATTTTTTTCGTGTAATACGCACGCGTATTGAGACCAAAAAAAAGGGTACGCGCGTGTGCGCGTACCCTTACGTGTAGAACACAAAGTGAGTAAAAGCCCTACACGAATTAAATTATTTCTTGTAAGCCTCTACCCACTCTTTGGCTTTTTCAATATCCATCAATGGAATTACTTTGAACTTATTCATCTTTGCTAGTGCATCAATAAATAAATGTTTAGCTCTTTGCACGTACAATGTTCCATCTTTACCTTCAGTCACTCCTGTAAATGCAAGGTCAGATACTAATATTCTTGGCTCTGCTTGTTTGCATAACCAATCAATAGCAGGTCCATCAATAATATTGTTCTGGTCGTGAATAGGAATTTCTTCAACCCACTTACCATTTTGAGCTATAATCTGTAGATGTCCTAGAACATCATCTTTCTTATAACCATCACCTGGATAGTTAACACCAGAATAAATAGCTACAGTACTTGCAGGCAACATTCTTACCAATGCTTCTATATCATCATCGTCAAAGTGCATTGAACCACTAGCGTCAATTAGAACTGTACCACTAATACGTTTAGCTTTATCAATGAATATCTTTTTGTCGGTAGCGTATCTGTGCATAGCATTAGGTCTAACACCTATGTCTTTCTTTCTTTTCGATTTACCCATAAGTTCGGCAGGTAAACTTCTAGTAAGTTTAGGAGTTCTAATAGCCATCTTACCCCAGAATGCTGTAGCATCACTTGCTGACTCACGTAGTTCAGACTTGACAGTATTATCTAAATCTTCCATATCGTCATCATCAAGAATACCTTGAGTATCAAATTCGTAATCTCCAATATTCTTTATGGCAACACTAGGCATAGTATCTGCAGTATATTTAACTCTTAGCTTTTCACACTCGTCATAAATATATTGAGCAACAGATTTTATCTTAGAGTTAGGTACAGACTTGCTGTCTTTACGTGTAGACATTGTCATATTGAATGCCTTACGTAATATAGTTCCCATTTCTATTAGAGCTGATTTGATATTACTTGTATCGCTATCAGCAATCTCTGGACCTTTAATATTGCTAAGTGTATTGTACACTCCAGTATAGATTGAGTACAAGTCTCCCTGAACAAGCAGTGGCATCTTACTAAACTCGTGTAAGAATAGTATCGGGTCAAAAGTATTACTGTAAATACTATTGATTACTCGATGCAAAACATCATTAATGTAACCACGTGACAAAGACGGCAAAGAATTAAGATAAGGTTTGATGCTCTCGTTAGAGTATCCAATCTTTTCTAAACCTTTCTTCTCTGCATACCAATAGACTGTATAGTTTTCTGCAGTCTTAATATACAAAGGCTGTAAGTGTTTGACACCTACATACTTTCTTGGCTTGTTGTACTTCGCATCTACATACGCAATTAGTTTATTAACTTTGTAGTATTTATCTGTTCGTAAGCTAGTCGCTCTTTGTGGCACAACAATAGTCTTGTTATCGTGGTTAACCTCTAAGTAATCATTATTAGTTGATATCCACTCTGCGTCTTGCAACGCAAGGTTAAGCAGGGGGTTAGCCCTGCTTTTACCTTTACTACTTCTACGAGATGATTTAAACATCTTGAAGCTCCAACGCATCAGCAATCTCGTTAGCTACATAGCTGTCAAAGCATACACGTGCAGCATTCTTGATTGATACATTATTCTCTACGAGCTTTGCAAATTCTTTCCAAGCACGTATTGATGGTGGACATTCATCATAGCTACCTGCATTCTGTGAGTAAACACTTCTGTATTTCTCTGGCAGTGCAAGTATCGCATCTGGATGTACTTCATTAATGTTTAGCTTGACAGCAAATCTGTCGGCAAGTGCCTCAGGTAAGCTATCAGGTGTACCATTCATAGTGGCTACAACATTGAAACCACTCGCAGGTTTTACAGTTTCTTTGTCTTGGTTAGGCAAAGTGAAACGTGCAATATCCTTGTCATCAAGGATAGCGTGCAGTACTGATGTGACATCAGGACCTGCGTGGTCTATCTCATTGATAACTAATCTAGTACCTTCTCTCCAAGCCTTGATTGCTACACCATCGTTCCAATCAAACGTACCTTTCTCATTCGGTATGTAATGACCGACCAACTCTGATGCAGAGCTATCGACTGTAAGAGTTGTGCTATATATCTTTCTATCTTTCGGCACATTCGCAATAGTTGCTTGGTATGTTTTACCTGTACCAGGAACACCGTAGAGTAGCACTCTCTCTGATGTACCAATTATGCTGTTGAATAGTTCCCAACAGTTATCCATATTAATCGTTCTCCTTTGTATTACTGTTTGTACTTATTCTTCTTCGGTGTCAGCAAGACCCTGTATATACTTCATCTCTGCTTTACCTAAGAACTCTTCTATATCTTCGATGGTTGCATTGCTATCATCTTTGAACTTAGCTTCAGCTTCATCTAAGATATTTCTTTCATAGGAGCTACCCTCGGGTATATCTAACCAAGCGTAAGGTCTTACAGTTGGTATGTTCTCCCAAGTCTCTCCTGCAATATCAAGTTGAATAGTTTCCCACTTGATTTCTTTTGGTGAGATTTCTTCATTAACGCTCGTGACAGGAACTGTCGGAACATTAAAGACTGTTCTCACGTGTGGCATTGTTAGTTTACCTGCTTTGTGATAATGAGGCATAGCCATTACACAAGTAACAGGATAATTACTTACAGCCACTCTATCTGTATACTCATCAGCATCTTCAACACCTGCTTGGGCATCAAAGAAACCTTTACGTAAAGTACGGTTATATCCTTTCTCGATAGCTTCATTGTTCAATGTCTCAAGGACATCAGTTGTAAGCACGAGATAGTTGTACTCGTGAGTTTGTACTCGATAGTTATGTTGCATATTATTCCTCCTCTTTCTCTACTTTAGTCTTGCAACTTACACAAGGACAGTCGCCTTCAAGGGTCTTGTCATTTATGTATTCTTTTGTATTCCACTTAGCAAAACATTCTGGACATAATGCTAAGTTGTCTACTACAGGTATCTTCCTATCAACTGCAATCTGGTCATTGCATAAGTCACATACCCATAAGTCATCAGGTATATTGGTATCTACCAATACATCAAAGAAAAAGCCACCATTCTTTTCTATGGAACTTTTCTTTTCTTCATACTGTTTTTCAGATTCCAACCTGACTTCTTTTCTATGTTCGATTGGGTTAAGAACCCATACGATTTCTTCTACCATATATTCCTCCTATAGATAGCTTGTAACACACAATTAACGAGGTCTGCGTTTAGTTGTTTCGTGTCTAGGTAGTAATGAGCTACCAACCTTTATTATGTGCTACAAGCTACCTACACACTAGAAAAATGTATACCCTCCCCTAGTGCATTATGGCTCGGCTTCCCGACTTCTGACTAGCATTAATGTACACCATATTGTAAATAGCTGTAGATATTTTGTATATTATCTTTTACTTTAGTGCTACTCATAAGTAGCTCGGATTACGCAGGTGGCGTTTGTCGTTACGTACTACAGAAAGGGGAGTACATACCCACGTAATCCGAGCTACCTACTTTCAGTCGCAGGAGTAAACAGGGCATTGAATAACCTGCTCTTACTTATAGATAGCTTGTAACACACAGTTATAGGTTTGACTAGTGTTTGCGTACGCCACTTGCTACTTACTATGTGCTACAAGCTACCTACATTTCTGTAGATAGCTCGTTATGTATGCGTTTCAGCTATGTGTATAAATCTTCATCTGGCTCTGTTAATGGAGACAGACTATATATAATAGCTCTGTGTTCAGTGAACTCTATATCATCCCTGTTGTCAGCTAATGATACTAGCTCATCAATCTGTTTGACAGCGTCCTCTGGTTTAACATCACTTGGGAAAGTAAAGTTAACAGATAACTCGTTGTCATAACTTTTACTATTCTTATCTACGAATACGTAGATGTCACTCTTAGGCATTGTCCTCCTTCACAGGTCCTACCTCTGTCCATAGTACTGAGGTCACCATTCTATTTGGTACTGCAGATAATTTACTATCGGCAATCTTACAGGCTTCTTGTTCGTTTTGAGCGATTACTTCAAAGTCTAACTCTGCTGTAAACGCATATCTATTAGCAACCATTATTCCTCCTCATCTTTCTTGGATGCAAAGTTAATTAAGAATTTCTCCATATCTTTCACAGCATCTTTAGCTACGTCATCAATGGTCTCTGCTTGAACGTGCATATTCTCTACAAGATTAGGATTACCCATAATGATTAGTTCAGGCTCTTGCCAGAACGCAAGGTTATCAAAGTTCTTTACTGCCTCTAAGTTCTTTTCAAGAATCTCTAAAGCAAAACCAACAGGTATGCGTACATTCTGCCAGTTATTTTTAGCTGTCTCCTTGATACTTTCTAACTCATCATTATCTTCTATATCTAATTTTAATCCCATTGAATTAGCCATACCATTTATATCAACTGAATCATCATCAAGTATCTTGTATGCGTTCTCAAAGAACTCTACAAACTGTGCTACAAACTTGACACACATATTAAACGCATAGTTCTGTACCATATCACCTACGAGTAAACCCATAGCTTCAGGATAAGAACTAGCCTGAAACGAATAGTCTCTTGTTTCCATATCATTCGCATCAGTGACACCATCAGAAATCATAGCTTCTCTGTTTACGAATTGTCGAACGTGATAATCTCTCTTACCATAGTTCATATTAATAGTCTTGTCGGCATCAAAGCCGTTGAATTTTTTAGGCATAACTTAGCCCTCCTCTCATCTTTGTATTAATTTTCTTTACTGTTTCATAGCCACAAGTCCAACACTTTACAATGTAATGTACTGATGACTTTACGTT